CAGATCTTGAGATCGTTCATGCTACTGGTAGCAATGCTCAAGGTCTGCGCGAACATCTCACCTCTCGTGCCTCAACAGCTCGCGCAGACCTTGAGCATTGCTACCAGTAGCATGAACGATCTCAAGATCTGGCCTATGCTCGCCAAGGTCCAAGCACAGAATACCGTCGTTGAGTACAACCGTGTACTCTCTCACGGTGGTCAACACTCACCCTTTATCTCAGAAGGTGGAAACGGTATCCTTAACCGTAGCACCTATGAGAAGGTCGCTACTAAGATTCGTTACCTCGCAGAGCGCCGAGAGGTCACTGATCAAGCGTCAATGGTCAATATCATTGGACCAAGCGCAGACGCGATCGCAGAGGAGACCCGACGCGGTACTGAGAGCCTGCTTCAGCGCCTTGAGTTGAACCTGTTCCACGCTGACGAGACCAAGGACTCAAACGCATTTAACGGGATCATCAAGCAGGTCGTTGACGGCGGTAATACTTCAGATCTTCGCGGTAAAGCGCCAACAGCGCTTTATCTCTCTGAGATCTTAGGCCACCTCTACTCTGCGCCTCTTTACGGCATGGTCACTCACATTATGGTGACCCCTCGCATTCTCTCTGAACTGATCAAGCAGACCGTACACCACGGACGCCACGATCAGATTCAAGTGAACTCTGGACAGATCACCTTTGGCGCGTCTAGCCTCTCGATCACTGGCCCTTATGGTCCTGTTCAGGTGGTCTCGGCTCCATTCCTTGAGCGTCATGATCGCATCGCTCCTGCACTCGGCTCAAGCTCAGTGTTTGAGGGTACGCTTGATACTCCTACTGGAACAGGTGCAAACGGTAGTATCACTATTCAAGCACAAGTTAACGCGGCCTCTAAGTTCGTTGCGGCTGATACAGGCGAGTATATCTATCGCGTGGTTGCTGTAGGTGACAACGGTGTGAGCGCTCCTGTAGACACTGGCGCGGTCGATGTAGACGCCGCAGGTAAGCAGGTGACCTTCACAATCCGTGTTGCTGATCACACGAAGGTAAAATACCTCCGCATCTACCGAAGCGCGAAGGACGCCGCTGACGCAAACGGCGCGCTCTTGATTGACGAGGTCGCGGTAAGTGGCCAAGATACTGTAATCACTGACAATAACGTCAATATTCCCGGATCTTCGGACATCTTGTTCCTCAACTTCTCACCTGATTATATGTGCTATTATCAGATGTTGAGCCTCGTTCGTCGTCCTCTCGCGCAGATCTCTACGACCTTTCCGTTCCTGCTCATGATGTTCGGCGCTCCTGCCGTTAAGCTGCCTACGAAAATGTTCGTAGCGCGTAACGCAGGCGTGAACACAAGTGCAGGTCTCGACAGCGTGAGTGATCCTGTATTGCTCGGCCTTCACAACGTCTAAGAGATAAGGACAGAGCCCAATGAGCATCAAAGTTAAACATCCTGTACTCAGAAACATTACGCTCTCACTGGTTGACGGTGAGGTGTACATTGACGAGGACGGTATCTTTGAGAGTGATCTCTCCGATGCTCAGAGGGCGCGGATCTCCGAGCGAGGATGGGAGATCATCAGCGAAGAGGCGCCAAAGCCAAAGCGCAGGCGCACAGCGCGAAAAAAGACCGCTAAAAGCGATCAAGAAGGGTAAGGTTTCTTCCTTATGGCTACGATTCAAGAGCGCGGATATGACACAACGTATCTCAAAAACACTTATCTTTTAGGTGTAGATTTAACTCTTGATGATGGTAGCGCTTACCCTGACACAATTTTTACAACGTCTATTGAGCAAGCGAGTCGCGCGGTGAGCGATGAATTAGGTCTGGTCTTTGACCCTCAGACCTTCTCAGAGCGCCACGATAAAGAACCTGATGCTTCCCCTTCATGGTTCCCGATTCGCTCCAGATATAGACCGTTGATCAGCGTTGAGAGTCTGAACATCATTTACGGTCAAAGCTCAACACGCGCTGAACTGCCCCCTAAATGGGCGCAGATCACTGAGCCTATGGCGGGACAGGTTCACATCATCCCGACCACTGAGGGCGCTTCTAGCTACATGATCGCGGGCGGTATGCCTGTGGTCCTCGGTCTGGGAGGGCTACACGCTCAATATTACATACCCGCATATTTTGAGATGGACTATCTCGCTGGATTCCCATACTACACAGGGACCGCGACGGTTTTACAAGGTCAGACCTCTGTAGAGGTACCTACTCCTCAAAAGTTCGTTGATCGGTATGATATCAAATGCACAGGCGCCACAATCAGCGCTAAGAGGCACGATAAATTTACGCTCAACCTGAGCGCGCCCGCCGCCGTTGACACCGATCTATCATGGGTCATTGACACGCTACCCGCTGACATAGCGCGCGCGGTCATGCTCAAAAGTTCACTGCTCGCTTTAGATGTAGCGGGTGACCTGATCGCGGGAGCAGGTCTCGCGATGGTCTCAACTTCAATGGACGGGCTCTCACAGAACATTAACACCACAGCGAGCGCCACAAACTCAGGATATGGGGCGCGTGTGCTCCAGTTCACTAAAGAGTACAAGGAACTACTCGCGACACTCAAGGCCACCTATCGCGCGATGAATATCATGGCGCTGTGAGGTGAAACCATGATCCTAGGCTCTCGTATACCGCCAAAGCTCAACCCGCGCGCTGATTTCAAACCTGAACAGTTTCGTAAGGTCATCATCTCACACGGGATGAACTGCACATGGGAACAGGCGGCAGAGTGTCCATGTAGTCAGACAAGCGCGAGTCATGGATTCAGCCTCACAGGATCATCAGGGAGCGCGGAACAAGCGCGTGTTGACTGTCCAGTGTGCCACGGTAAAGGGTATCTATATCACAGTTCACAGACGATCAAGGCAGTGGTCACGGGCGCGCGAAAAGAGGAGCAGAGATTTGGGCCTCTTGGCGCGACTGAGTATGGAAAAGGGAACATCGGCCTCACGCTCTTACCTGAACACCTGCCGATGATGGGGGATCGCTTCACGATCACAGATAGCGCGATCGTATATCGTGAGACGCTGATCAGAGGAGCGGGACCAACAGACACGCCTAGATACAAGATCGCGACACGCGCTCATGATCTCGCAGGAGGCGCGGTGTCTTTTGGCGTGCGTCACTTGATCCCTGCTGACGTTCAAGGGGTCGTTGACGCAAACGGCGCGCTCACTGAAGGTGTAGATTTTACAGTGGTGAATGGGTCTATCCAGTGGATCAACGCACCCGCTCAAGGTCTACGATTCAGTCTCACATACTACGCTCACCCTGTGTACATCGTCATGAATCACCCTCACGCGATCAGAGATACATATATCAATCGCAAGGCGCCTGCGCCGTATCATCAAGAGTTGCCTGTCTATGCAGAGGCACAGCTTGAGTTTTACGGGGCTCCAGAGGGCTCGACATGATTGATCTGAGAGAGTACGGGCTCGATGAAAAGAGTAGGGAAGCGCGCGCCAAACGCTTCGCGGTAGCGATCGCGGCGGCGTGGAAGGCCACAGCTCACGAAGCGGGAGATGATCTCGGATCAGTGCTCCGTGACTACAAGCGCGGAATCGTGATCACTCAAGCGACCTCTAACATGGTCATCGTCACGCTCCAAGGGATTGTTCCGAATCTCCTTGAACAAGGCCAACCTCCCCATGACATGAGAGATTATCTCTTGCGTACTGTGAGAGTGGGCGCGTCACCGATCAGGCGAGATAAAAAGGGGCGCCCTTATCGCTTCATCATGTTCAGGCGAAAGGTTGCAGAGATCAGGCGCATGGGTATGAAAGGCGCGTATGACGGGGCGAAGAGTCTTGAGGCGACCATGAGCGGATCTGGTGGACGTTTATTGTACGGTTCACGTATGCCGAGCGGAAGAGCGAAACACTATATCAGCAGAGGGGGCGTGAGATCTGTATCAGACGCGCTCTCAGGTATGGTGAAGCTCGTAGGGGTCACGACCGCAGAAGGCGCACAGCGCGGAGGTACAAACACCACCTACGCGACATGGAGAACGGTCTCTTACAAGCGCCCTGAAGCATGGCAACACTCAGGACGCCCCGCGCTGAATCTCGCGCATCAGGTGATCGATAACATTAATCAGATCGCGGAGGATGCAGGGATATGATCCACCATCACCTGACAACGGCGCTGAGAACATCACTCGCATACTACCTCGATCAAGCGAATCAACAAGCGCTCCTCGATCACCTGTACAACACCGCGCACGATGACGCGACATTGATCAAGATCCTTCAAGAGTTACGCGAGAAGGCGCCTAAAATCATACCGCACGCGACCGCAGGCGCTCAAGCGCTCCCGCTCGTTGTATGTCAACAGATGAGCCGTACTGTGGTACATAGACCGCTTGGAGGATCAGCGCTCGGAGTCGAGCAAACGATCTCAACCCAGAGCGCGCGAATCGAGGTCATGACCGCAGGCGCGGAGACTGCGGAGGTACTCTCACAGATCGTGATTACCGCACTTCACGCGCTCAGGAAAGATTTTATCGCTAACGGATATCTCACATTTCAGTTTGAGAATATCGCTGAACTTGCACCTCAGGAGCTTTTAGCAGCTGAAGAGTTAGGGGTATTTGTTCGGCGCATGAACATGACCGCGATGATGCACGACAGCGCAGGCGCTGATCTCTTCACCCCTGATCAGATCGTAGGTACACTGAGCCTAGGTCTATCACCTCAAGGTCGCGTGACACCTCTTTAAATATCGGCTATAATAGCCCCCTAACCGAGACAGAAGGAGCGCTGAAATGCCTAGTATTCTCAATTCTTCAGGGTTTCCCCGCACAGCGCGCCCCGCGATTTATACGCGGATTGATGCGAGCGCACTAGCAGGTGGAGACGTAGCCAGTGGAAATATCGCGATCGTTGGTGATTTTCCAAGTTTTCAAACATCTACCCCTACACTGTTCAGCTCACGACGTGCCTTGAGCGCGTATGATGCGAGTGATCTTGATCTTGAGTTGATCTCTCAACTGGCATTCAGTCCGAGCGACGATCCCGCGACAAGCGGTGGTGCGTCAAGCGTGCGGATGGTAAACGCGCGAGAGAACTCCGCTCAAGCGTCAATGACCATCGGACCCCTCTCTCTAAAGAGTCGGATCTGGGGCCAGAAGGGGAACCGATTACAGGGAACTTTGACCCTCGTTAACACTACATACACTCTCGCGCTGTCTCGTAACGGGCTCACTGAGTCTTTTAATGTAGATAATGAGAACCTGTTCAGCGTGACAAACGGAGACGCTAACAACGCGCTCACGGTCAAGATTGAGGGCGGTGTACTCACACTCATACGCGATGGAGCAACGCTCCTCACAGCGACCACAGCAGAGGCGCCAGACCTCGCGAGCGCTGTACAGCTCATGAACGCTGTAGCAGATGTCACCGCGACACTCATTGAGCCTCGTCAGATCGCGCTTGATAAGGTTGACTCGATCGATCAAAACATCGCCGCGACCGCGACTTATCAATTCACCGCGCCGAGTTTCTTGATCCTTGAGGCGCTCTCTTCAAGCGCGCTTGTCTCAAGCGTGACCATCGATACAAACGCAGGCGCCACCACGCTCGCTACAGGTTCATTCTCTGCCTCTGGTGGTGGGATGGGTAACGGGTTTGTGTATCAAAACGCGCTCGCGAGCCTTGAAAATCAGAACGTTCAAATCGTTGTACTCTTCACTGAAGACGCGACATCTCAGAGCTTCTTACCTGCACACCTAACAGCGAGCGCGATCGCAGGATATGAGCGTCAAGCTTACTGCGCGATCGCTTCTACAGAGAGCCTCGTCAATGTTAAGACGCGCGCTGTGAGTCTTAATAACGCAGGGATCGCGCTCGCGTCACAGAGCATTAAACTGATCACACCGCGAGGTAAAACCGAGACCAAGAGCGCGAAATATACCGCGCTCATGTTGGCGGCGATGCAAGCGGGATCAGATACAGGCGAACCGCTGACACGTAAGCGCCCACGGATCATCGAGACTTCTCAGACATGGGACAGCTACGCAGATATTGAGCAAGCGCTTAAGAGCGGTACACTCATGATCAGTACCGATAATCTAGGGCCACGGGTCGAGCGCTCGATCACGACCTATCTCACCGACAACAATCCTGTATACTGCGAGATCAGCGCGTATGAGAGCATCTTGGTCTCTCTTCGCTCGCTTCGTTCTTCTCTCGCTGATCAGATCGGTAAACCTACACGCGCGAGTCAGGTTCCATTGATCACTTCCCGCGTACAGAGCTCTCTTACTGCTCAGGTACGAGATGGGGTGATCAAAGCCTTTCAAAATATCCAGTTAGAAGACCTCGGTGACCAGATCGCGATCAGTTACGAAGTCGCGCCCGTTGAGCCCCTCAACTTTATCACGATCACCGCCGTCGCGGTACGCATCACAGCATAAGGAGCCTAAATCATGCCTGCATATAGAGGAATAAGTGGCGCGAGCTGTAAAGTATTTTTAAGTTCGACAGGTCAGGAGATCGGGTGGGCTACAGGTGTCAACGTCTCTGAGAATATCCAGACTCAGCGCGTGGACGTGATCGGAGAGATTGACTCTCAAGAGATCATCCCTGTACGCCGCACCGCTACCATGAGCGTTGATGCGATCCGTATCTCTCGACAAGCGATGGAGGACAACGGCGCTTGGCAGAAGGGGAGCACGAGCGATATCCTCGACGCGGGTGGTATTGACATGAGCGTGATCGATCAAAACTCAGGTGACACGCTCCTGACCCTTGAAGGGTGCCGACCCACTACGAGAAACTTTCGACTGGACTCTTCAAGCTTATTCAGCGAGAATCTGAGCTTTGAAGTGAGAAAAATCGTCTATCCGAACGAGTGAGTGAATCATGAGCTTATCTGAGATCAGAGAGCGCGCAGAAGCGCGACCCCAAAACACACCTTCTCCAGAGATCACCGATCAGGAGAAGGTGCTTCATATCTCATTTGAGCTACAAGATCGTGAACTCAACGCAACGGTCACCACGCGAATCTTGACTCTTGAGCAGAGCTTGAAGCGAGACCGCGCGCTTGTACAGTTATCGGCGCCTGAGAAATATGATGATCTCCCCGCGATGGTCAAGCTCAGGATCTACGCGCTCGCGACATGCGCTCAAGCGCTCTTAGACCCTCCTGAATGGTTAGACGAATGGATCGGTAGATATGACCCGCTCTTGTTCGCTGTATTTGAGGAGGTGAGCGTCCATGAGCGCGCGTTCTTTCGATCAGACATGGGAGAGGGCGAAGATCAAGAGGACACGCCAAGGATCAAAATACAGAGCTTCTCAGCTCCCTAGACTTGACCCCTGCGCTCTTGACCCTAACCGATCAAATCTCCATCCCGCGCTTCTCTTAGAGCGTGACCTCTTAACGCTTGAAGATCAGGCGTTTCAGGATCTAGCCCCTGCACATGCTCAGAAGCTCCATGATAACCAACCTGCTCAAACAGGAATTGACTGGATCGATGAGCTTGAGCGTAGACTCTATAAGGAGGGCTGATCATGGCCCAAGAGACTGAAATCAAAGTCAGAATTGACGATAACGAGGCGCTTCAGGCGCTCCGTGAAATGGCGTCGTTGGTCGGTCAAATCTCAGACGGTCTCGGTGGTCTTAAAATGTCACCTGACGCCGTACCGAGCGCGCCGAGTACGCCAAGTGGACGCAAGACCCGCGCAGAGCGACAGAGTGAAGAGTTCTGGAGAACCTTCAGGAAAGAGCAACGAGAAGCGGATAGGGTAAGAGAGCAAAGGATAGGAACCTTTAAATCTGAGGGGTCTGCTGCATTTAATAGTATGACGAGCCCTCAGAGTATGAGTTCTCTCACTAATCGTATGGGCGAAACGATATCGAATATAGGGAGAGCTGTAGGAGGGGCACTTGGTATGGGGGGCGAGTTCGCAGGGGAAGTCATGAAGGGGTATGCGCGATCTATCGCGGCGCGTGAGGCTCGCCTCGGTGAAATTATCAACCTCGAAGGTCTTGAAACCGAGATGACGGGGGTTCTTGATACCAATGACGCTAAAAAGTTCGGTGAGAGTAGGGCAGAAGCGCTTGAGAAGTTCGGAATGGACCCGACACAGACGCGCCAGTTCATGCTAGGGATCGCAGGCGTGGCAGGACTACGAACGACAGAGGGAGATCTCTCACCAGAGCGTCTCGCACGTCTCGCAGGGGCAGAGAGAACGGGAGTAGGAGCGCAGAGCATCGCGAGTCTTGCAGGCGCGTTGAGTCAGAACATCGGGCAGAGCGTAGGAACCGCGCTTGATACCTCTCTCGGCTTGCGAAATCTCGCGGAAAAAGACCTAGATTTGCGAGGTGCAGGAGTGGAACGATTCCTTGGACAGCTCGGAGGATTCGTTGAAGGTCTCACCGCGCGAGGGATCAGAGCACAGCCTCAAGCAACCGCGAATGCTCTCGCAGGGATCAGAACAGTTACAGGGCAAAGAGGACAACGCCCCATGCAGATCATGAACGCACTCTCAGGAGTGGGTCAAGGTGCTTTTAGTCAGATCTCCGCTCCCCTTCAAGAGATCGCGCAGATGTCAGTATTTGCCGACATTATGAGTCGATCAGGCGATCTTTTGGGAGCAATGCAAGAGGCTGAAGCGCTACAGGCAGACCCTAGCGCTATTCCCCAGATTATCTCTCAGACATTAGGAGGGGG